ACCTAACTTGGATACCTATCTGTGTAGCAAAGTCACGTAAGTTACTTAAGCACAACTTTGAGTTAGATAAGTTAGCACAAGTCTATACTGTAAATAGTAAGCAGTATAAAGATGCGACAAGTAGATGAGTCCTAGATGGTTAAAAGGTTATGTTGAATCCCTTTCCATTCCTGCTTATGGGCGTTATAGGTCTGATTGCCCTTTATGTGGCAAACCAAATACTTTTAGTGTAAGTGATAATGGCTTTGAAAGATTGTGGTATTGTTTCCACGCTGATTGTCACACTAAAGGTGGCACAGGCATAAGTTTGACAAGAGATAATTCAAGTCAGGCGTTTGTCAAAAAAGAAACTAAACAAGAAGAGACAGATATTGATTTTGTAATACCTGATACGTTTGTCTCTTTGTCTCGCAATATCAATGCTGAGAACTATGTTAAGCAAGTACATTCCTACGATGCTTATCTAGGTGGCTTAGTTGATATTAGATATGACTTCCAACGTGATCGTGTTGTCTATCTTGTCAAAGATGGAGATAAGGAAGTTGATGCAACAGGGAGAAGTTTAACGAATAGTAAACCGAAGTGGTTAAGATATGGAAATAGTAAACGACCTTTTATATGTGGGCGAGGTAGCAATGCCTTTCTTGTGGAAGATTGTCCTAGTGCTTGCAGTTTGGCAATTTTGTGTACGGGGATCGCTTTGATGGGAACATCATTGTTGGATTCACACATACAAGTAATCCAAAATTATAAAAAAATTTTTGTGGCTTTAGACAGAGATGCAACTCGAAAAGCAGTTGACATTGTCAGGCATCTGTCTAATTATGTACCTACTAAATTAGTGGTACTAAAGAAAGACCTGAAGAACATGGAGAAAGAGGAACGTGATGACTTCATCAACAATCATATCAGTAGATAAGCAAGTCTTAGGATTTTGTTTAGATGTTGATTTCTTTGCAAAGGTAAAGAACAAAATAGATAGGGATATGTTTGATAGAGAACTAAAAGATATCTTTGATACAATAGTATATTCTCATACCAAGTACGCCAAGACTTTAACTAAGTCTGAACTTTCAGGAATATTTAATGACAGAAATCCTGCCATGCCTGATTCAGCTAGGAACAGAATACAAGAGATCATAGTTGAACTTGACGACACACCTACGGATAATGATGAACTCCACCTAGACTTGGTCAACAATCTGTGGCTTAGAGATAGAGCAAGGCAGATAGGAGAGAAAGCACTAGAGATATTCACAGGTGAGAACGAAGAGTTTGGTGAGCTACGTAGACTTATAGATGCAGTTGAAGATGGTCGCATGAGTGACAAAACTACCTACAACATAGTAGATAGTGACCTAGCTCAACTGCTTGAAGAAGAAGCAGGAGACACAGATTTCCCTTTTCAATTCAACCTTATCCAAGAAAAACTTAAAGGAATGGATAAGGGTAACTTGGGTATAATATTCGCTAGACCTGAAGTAGGTAAGACTACCTTTTGTTGTTTCCTTGCATCATCTTACATTAAACAAAAATTCAAAGTTACCTATTGGGCAAACGAAGAACCTGCTCAACGTATCAAGCTACGTATCATTCAATCTTATTTTGAGTTGACAAGAGAAGAGATGGTGATGCAGAAAGATCAGTTGCTTGAACGATATCACTTTGAGATAGAACCTTACCTAACAATAATGGATTCAGTTGGTACATCTGTAGAAGAGATGGATGACTATGCAAAGTTAAATAAACCTGACATTATGTTCTGTGATCAGCTAGATAAGTTTCGTGTTGGTGGTCAATACAATCGTGGTGATGAAAGATTGAAAGAGACTTATGTTACTGCAAGAGAAATTGCCAAGCGAAATCAACTACTTATATGGGCAGTTAGTCAGGCAAGCTACGATGCACATGATCGTCAATTTATTGACTACTCTATGCTTGACAATTCTAGGACAGGTAAGGCAGGTGAAGCTGATGCAATCATAGGTATTGGTAAGACAGGATCAAGTGAGGTAGATAATATAGTAAGACACATTTGTATATCTAAAAATAAAATCAACGGATGGCATGGTATGATCAATGCCCAAATAGATGTACAAAGGGGTGTGTATTATTAATAAGTATCCTAAGAGATGTGCTAGAGCAAAACGCAGGAGGTATTGGTTGAACCATGTGAAGATGAAATGTGGGTGTTCTATCTGTGGTTACAGAGAAAATGCTCTTGCTTTACAGTTTGACCACATAGGTAGCAAGACTAAACAAGTTAGCCATATGGTGCTACATAGTCTAGTTAATTTATTTAAGGAAGTAAGAAAGTGCAGAATACTCTGTGCTAATTGTCATTCAATATATACAGATAGGAGAAATAATGGCAGAAGAACTAAACGTGTTGACACTTGATGTCGAGACAACTCATAAAACTAAAGAATCGGGTGGCAGTACTGCTCTGCCTTATTTTAACAATAGGCTTGTATCTATCGGATATAAGTGGCTAGACGAAGATGAGGTAGGCTACGATTTTATTTACCACTCTGACAACAGAGCATTTGTAGGTAAAGATTGGTTTGAAACAATGCAGAACACTTTGGATAGTGCTGATGTACTTGTTGGTCAGAACCTTAAGTTTGACCTGACATGGATAAAAGCATGTGGCTTTACCTATGATCGTCATGTGTACGATACAATGGTGGCTGAATACATCTTAGCTAAAGCAAAGAGGTGGTCACTTAGTCTTGACTCTCTTGCAAAACGATACGGTGTTACACAAAAAGAAAAAGATTTGGTTGCACCTTACTTAAAAGATGGTAAAACATTTTATGATATACCTTACGAGATTGTAGAAGAATATGGTATAGCAGACGTACTAGCTACAGAAGAAGTGGCAGTAAAACAACTTGAAGCCTTTGGCACAACATTTGGAGAACTATTTAATGACATTAGTACCGACACTAAAGCTTTCGCTTGAAATGACAAAAGTCCTCACTCGTATCGAGATGAACGGACTTAAGATAAACTTGGATACCCTTGATAAGATAGAGAAAGAATATAATGAGGAACTATCCTATCTAGAAAACAAACTACAGACTATGGCTAAAGAAGCAATGGGTGATACACCAATCAACCTATCTAGTCCTGATGATCGTAGCGTTCTCTTGTACTCACGTAAGGTAAAGGACAAACCTCTCTGGTCTATAACATTCAATCTGGGTCAGGAGATGAGAGGTAACACCATCAAACCAAAGCTACGTACACGTATGAGAAAGAATGATTTTATCCGTAATGTACGTAATATGACAGACATTGTGTACAAAACTGTAGGTCAACAATGTGCAGGTTGTCTAGGTCATGGTCGTGTCAGGCTTGTCAATAAGAATGGTGAACCAAGTAAATCATTACGGATATGCAAACCGTGTAAAGGTAAAGGCACTAGGTACATGGATACTAATGAGGTAGCAGGATTTAAGATTGTACCTCGCAATCCAAAAGATGTAGCATCTGCAGGGTTTAAGACAGATAAGGTAACTCTTGAAGATAGGTCAACAGAATTGAGTGGTGAAGCACGTGAGTTCTGTGTTGCCTACTCTAGATACAATGCTATTCGTACCTACCTATCTACCTTTGTTGAGGGTATGAAGAATAACGTAGATGATGATAACTTTGTTCATCCTGAATTTATGCAGTGTGTTACTGCTACAGGCAGACTATCTAGTCGTAATCCTAATTTTCAAAACATGCCACGTGGTTCTACCTTTGCCATACGTAAGATAGTCGAAAGTAGATTTGATGGTGGCTACATACTTGAGGGGGATTACTCGCAGTTAGAGTTCAGGGTGGCAGGCTTTTTATCTAAAGACCCACAAGCATATGACGATGTTCTTAAGGGAACAGATGTCCATAGCTACACTGCATCTATAATAGGGTGTTCTAGGCAGGATGCAAAGGCACACACGTTCAAACCTCTCTACGGTGGGGTCAGTGGTACTCCAGCACAACAAGCCTACTACACGGCTTTTAAAGAGAAGTATGAGAAAGTTACCGAATGGCACAAGGAACTAGAGAAAGAAGCAGTTAAGACCAAAGAGATCAAACTACCATCAGGTCGTGTCTATTCTTTTCCTGATGCCAAGTGGACAGATTGGGGTGCGGCCACAAACAGAACGGCTATCTGTAATTACCCTGTACAAGGATTTGCAACTGCTGACTTGCTACCTATCGCACTAGTTGAGCTAGATAAGGTGATGCAAAAAAATAAAATGCAATCAGTAATATGCAACACAGTACATGATTCAATAGTACTTGACGTACATCCTGATGAAAAAGATCAGTGTATCAAGGTATTATCTGAAGCCATGTTATCTATTTCTGATGGCTCGAAAGCTAGGTATGGCTTAGAATACGACATGCCAATAGGAATAGAATTAAAAATAGGAAATAATTGGCTTGACTTATCTGAAGTTAGCCATTAACATCAAGTTACATTTTAAATAAACTTAAAGGAAATAAAAATGGAAACAAATGAAATGACTACAATTGGAAACGAAATGGATCAGTTAGTATCAGCGTTTAGTGATGATGATACTGCTACGTTTATGGAACTTACAGGACAAGCAAAGACGACATCTAATGTTGGCTTGCCTAGATTGAACATAAACTATGACACGGAGACAGATGACGGTGTTGCCTTGACTCGTGGCTCATGGAAGATGTTCTTAGATGGTGAGTTCATCTATGCAAAGGAAGCGTTCATCAGACCTATCCTACGTACTTTTGAGTGGAGTGTGTATGATATGGAGCAGGGAACTTTTTCTTGCAAGTCAGTACAAAAGCCTACGTTGGCAGGAGAATTTCCTGACACATCAGCAGGCAACAAGTGTGGTAGATTATCTGCAAAGGAAGAAGAGACTCTTTCTGATGACGACCCACTAAAAGTAAAGTCACGTTCTGCAGTATGTAACCAAGTTATATATGGTCAGGTAAGTGGCGACTTCACTAAAGCAGATGGCACAAAGGTAGATATAAAGGACAAGCCTTTCGTATCTTACTTTAAGCGATCAGGCTTTAAACCTATCAGAGATTTCATAGATAGCTTAACTAGACAGAAGAAGATTATGCAGAAGGTTGTTATCAAGTTAGCAACAAGCAGGGTCAAGTCAGGTTCAGTTACTTACTATGTACCCGTTCCGACTCTCCATTCGGAAGTACAAGTCTCGGATGCAGACAAGGCATTGATGAAAGACTTTTCAGAGACCGTAAAGGCTCACAATGAGAACGTTTTAAATCAGCACAGAGAAGCTCAGAAACTCATTTCTCCTAGTGAGGAACAGGACTTGTCGGCTGATTTCAATGTTAAATCTGCTTAAAATCCAAGACTACATGCAGAAAGCAACTAGGGGGGAAGTCACGGTCTCCCCTAGTGCTATTATGGACTTTGCAAAAGAATGTGAAGAATCTGTAGAAAAACAATTAAATAAGAAACGTAAGTTCAGTATACGTATGTCAGGACTAGGTAGACCTCTGTGTCAACAGTTGCTAGATAGGCAAGGTATACAAGAGGACATGGACTACAATGCTTTGTTTCGTTTTTTGTTTGGTGACTTAGTTGAATCTGTCATGGTGCTTATCATGGAACAAGCAGAGGTAGACATTGTAGCTAAACAAAAACCTGTCAAGCTCACACTTGCAGGGCATGAAGTAACAGGAACACTTGACCTTATCTTAAGAGATGAGATGGGCATAGAAAAAGTTTGGGATGTTAAGTCTGCTAGTGAGTGGGCATTTAAGTTTAAGTACACAGGGTACGGTGGGTATGATAAGATAAAAGAAGATGATCCCTTTGGCTACGTAATGCAAGGGCATCTGTATGGTGAAGCTACAGGTCTACCGTTTGGTGGGTGGATTGTAGTTAACAAGTCAAGTGGTGAGTTGGCTATGGTTGAAGCACCTGATTGGCAGGCAGAAGATAGAAAAGAATATTTAAAGGATGCAGAGAGACGAGTAAAGAGATTACTTGATCCTGATCCTAAGTTTGTAAAACCATTTAAATCAGAGTTTGAAACATACAAAGTAAAAGGCGAAGTCATCCGAACAGGTAACAAGATTTTGCCTAAGATATGTAGCATGTGTGGTTACAGATCACATTGTTGGTCGAAGTCACAACTACATGATAAAGTTACATCTAAGGCTAAAGCAACACCTAAGATATGGTATGACGTATTAAAGAAGAAAGCATTATAGTGTCGGCAATATACCTACATAGCTATCAGACAAAGTTACTTGAGTTAAATGAGAACTTGTATCACATATACATTGAGTCTCACAAAGGCACAGGTGGGGGTAGAGATATAACATTTCTCAGACAACATGACAGAGGAATACCGTTGACTTTGCGAGATAACTTCTCTGAACATGGTGCAGTAACTCCTGAAACAGAAGCTAGAGATATTATGAAAGTAGAAAACGAATTTCAAACAATAAACTATAGCCTTAATTACGGAAAGATTTTATGTGTGCCGATATATCCCCTGCTAGACGAACTTACTATAATAGAAAAACAATCCCCGAAGATGGCAGGATATGTCAACAAACGCCTAGAGTCATTGAGTTGGAAAATCCGAATGGGGAAAATATAGTGGCTAGGAAGAACGCAGGCTATCGATCTAAGTTTGAGCTATCTCTAGCTAGAAAACTAATAGACAACAAGATAAAGTTTGAGTACGAAAAGCACAAGATAACCTATGTGCCTAAGATACGTACCTACACTCCTGATTTCTACATACCTGCTACAAACATATACATTGAAGCTAAAGGTGAGTTCGACAAGGCAGACAGAGTTAAGATGGCTTTGGTAAAAGAACAACACAAGAAGCTAGATATACGTATGGTATTTATGAACGCTAGGAATAAAATCTATAAGGGAAGTAAAACAACCTACGCTGATTGGTGTCTCAAGAACAACTTCAGGTGGGCAGAAGGATCAATACCTATGGAGTGGCTAAAGAAATGAAAAAGAAAGATATGAATACCATAATGAGTTTGGAGAAAGACAAATACTACATT